GATCAGTTCGAATATAACAAGGACATTGTCATGTCGTATGTCGACCCAGTGTTGACTACCACTTCCATGGCAAAACACTCTAAGATGAAGCTTACTGGAAATCTTTTACAACTAATGGAAGGCGATGTGATTCAAACAATGAGAACTTCTGAGTTTTATACCAATTTACAACTGGTTAATCCTTATTTGCACTCAACCGTTCAGAAGAACAATTGTCAGGTGGTGAGGAACGAGATGTTCAGATTGAAACATGAGACTGTTCATAGGAATTTGGATAGTTCTTCGGTTGTGTGGTGGTTAAACACCATGTATTCCAATTATGGTTCTTCTGCTCCTACATTCTCGTACAAGGTCTTCATCATCCTTACGTCCATTTTTGTTGTTTTAGTGGGTACAGTGTCTATCTATTTGACACTAGTGCATCCTTTCCGCCCACAGAGTCACGCATTGGGCAATTCAACCTTTGCCATCGGGACTGATGACTATGGAGCTGCATCTCCGTCATCTTTTCCAACTTCAATGCCCTCGCGTGAACCAGGAAATGGAGGTCACAGTGCAGAAATGTATTGGATTTCTTTTCCTGTCATCCTTGTTGTTGCCCTCAGCAGTTTAGCTTACTGGTTTTACCGGGAAAGCAAGCACCTACTGCTACAGGACGCTTATGTTAATCTAGTGAGAGGCGTCACTAATGGAGAGCGCTTTGCGCAAACTATTTTTGGTGTTTATCCCTTATCCGTTGAAGAGGTTCCTGTGAGAAGACATGATTTTCACTCTAACTCTGCCATGGATTTTAGGTCAGATGTTGTTATTGTTACAAACCCATCAAGTATCATAACTGATGGTATACAATCATTGCCTGCTAGATTTACCACCCAAGCTTTTGCTGAATACATCTTTCATTTGGACCCTTTGAAGGTTTCAGGTAACGTGGACTTTTACTATACTGGACTGGCCTCCTGGTTCAGTGCTCCACTTAAATCTGATACTTCTTTGGCAGCCATGGTTCGGCAGAAGATCTTGAAAGCTCCTCCGATGTCACCTGAATTACAGGCTGTCGAATGGACCTCTAAAGTGCACAATACCAATTTGCTGAGTTTGCTTCTTCCTGGTGTAAATCGGGAGGATTATCTCGACGATTTGAGTGCGGAGGACATAGACGCTTGGATTGCTTCTTGCAACGTGATATCCAAACGTAGACTCTACGAGAGGGCATGGGAGTCAATGGATCATGATCCTGATCGATATGTTGATGGTTCAATTGGCATCATTCCGAAGCTAGATGAATTGTTGATGATTGACAAGACATCAGTGCGACCGATTTTTAATATGGGGCCTGAGATGGCTGTGTATTTTGGTTGTGCAGTTGAGAGAGCTACAGTGAACCTCAA